TAGATCGCTCGTCGGCAGCGTCAGATGTGTATAAGAGACAGTATTAAAGATGAGCCCACATAGTATAGCGGGTATTAAATATAAGTCTAATGTTCTAGGAAATCAAGATGGCGAAGGCACTTTACCGGGGTTTTTCTTCCGTAGCAAACGAGGGTATCCAGACCGGGTTGTTTGATATCAATTTAGTATCTCAGGATTTACTAAATCAATTCAACACCCGCCTGGGCGAACGCCGTATGCGCCCCAATTATGGTTCCGTTATTCATGATCTCATGTTCGATTTGTCAGATTCTCGCACGGAAGCATTGATAGTGCAAGACGCTGAGAGAATAATTTCTGAAGACCCACGGGTGCAGCTTTTAGCACTAGAACCCACGGTGGACCTTGAAAACCACAGCATTAGACTCGATATTACATTAAAAGTTCTGGAATTCGATATGACGGCAAATTTCGCAGCAATCTTTGAGGCACAAATATAATGGCAAACGTAATTAGTAGACAGAATACATTATTCGTCGCTGAGGATTGGATTCAGATATACCAAGCCATTGAAAACGTTGACTTTAGAGCCTACGACTTCGATAACTTAGTCCAGGCTATAATGGATCACTTACAGCAGACCTTCCCGGAAGAATTCAACGATTGGATAGCCTCCTCGGAATTTATAATGAAAGTCGAGACACTGGCGTGGTTGTCCCAGAACATCGCTTTCAGGATCGACCTGAACGCCAGGGAAAACTTTTTGGCGACAGCAGAACGTCGTAACAGCCTCATCCGCCTCGCCGAAAACGTGGCATATAAGGTAGACCGTGTTACTTCCGCCAGCGGTCAAGTCCGCATCGAGCGCATAAGAACAGATCAACCAATCACCGATTCCAACGGTATTAATATCCAGAATGCTGATATTATCTGGAACGACCCCCGCAACGAGGATTGGTTGGAACAGTTTATTTTGATCATGAACTCCGCATTCACTCGCCGGACCCAGTTCGGTAGACCGCTGGTTTCCACACAGACTGATGGCATCCAGAAGGACCAGTACGTTTTCAATTCGGCTGCCCCCGAGGGCGGCTCATACCCGTTCACCACCCAGGTTAATGGTGTGAACCTCCCGTTTGATACCATCAACTTGTTATTGGACAAGGATACTGGTGTGGTCGAGGAAAATATTCCTGACCCAACAAACGCTTACAACATCCTGTATAACCAGGACGGTAAAGGTCTTTCCTCCGACGGTACTGGATTCTTCTTCCAGGTAGTACAGGGAACCCTCACCTTCCGTGATGTGGATTTTGTAGACCCGATCATTATCCGTGTGTTTGATCTTGATGTCCCCAATATTAATAATGACGATTTCTTTGTTCAAGAAGTCGATGAAAATGGTGACGTTATCCAGAATTGGACTCAGGTTGATGATGTGTTCGGTGAAGGCGTTTCATTCGATCCGGACGTTGACAGTTCGAATACCATTTATGAAATAGACACCCTACTCGGCGACACGGTTCGGGTTCGTTTTGGTGATGGTAAATTCGGTGCGATCCCCCAGGGACTATTCAGGTTCTGGTACCGCACCGCAAACCCACAGCCGCAGGCTATCAAGCCAGAAGCCATACAGAATCAACAAGTAACCGTGCCTTATGTTGTTGACTCGACTATATTTTATTTGACATTGACATTCTCTCTGAGGGATCAGTTACTGAATGCTGCCGCTACAGAATCGAATGACGATATCAGAACCCGTGCTAATCGGGTATTCTACACCCAGAATCGCATGGTTACCGGTCAGGATTATAATAGTTTCTTCCTGAAAGATAGTGCCATCGAGAAAGTCAAGGTTGTAAATCGGACGTATGCCGGTCACTCCAGATTCTCCAAACTGACAGACCCGACTGGATTGTACCAGAACGTTAAGGTCATGGCAGACGATGGTAGGTTCTATAAAGATAATACTCTGACGAACACCCAGGTGTCCGCAGACATAACCATCGTGCCTATTGATTCCTTATTGAACAATTACATAGCACCTCTTATTTCAAAACCGGACAAGAATGTTCTGTATGTTAATGATTATCCGCCGATAAAGTTTGATAACACTAACACCGATACCCGCCTTAATGGCAATGGTGACTTTGTTCTTCAACCATATGAATGGGCAGAAAATGCGATAGTTGCCGACCAGTCCCGTGGTAATATCAAGGACAATAGTAGTAATATTTTACCGGTAGGTACCGGAAATACAACAACTAATCTTCAATTCGTTGATGTTGACGCCGTTATAACAACCGGGTTGAGCGTAAACGCATACGTGGATCGGATCGTTGATGACGGCACTGGTGCCGGATCGATAATCCTTCGTGATATAGTGCAGGACTTGGACACGATTGACTCCGTGCTCCCGGCTATGCGTACAGTATTCACTGGAGCCGAGCTTGCCAACATCGAGCAGCAATTATTGTTCCGTCTTGATTTTGGTATCTCCTGGGACTATGTGACATCCACTTGGAATATGATCACCTTTGAAAATCTCGATAAGACATCACCATTTAGCCTTGCAAACCAAGGTAATACGTCCGGCTCCGGACTTGATGCGTCGTGGATGATTATGGCTGAATTCGTTCCTGGTGGAACCGGTGAAGATTTCTGGAGCATCACAGACCGTGGGTTTGGATTCTTCTGGGAATCAGCTCGTGAAGTCGATTTCTTCTTCGTAAATAATTCTGCTGTTCTTAATCCCGAGACTGGTGTGGTTGAACATGACGCCGTTACCATTCTTAATTGCAATGAGACCAGGGACAGCTTACGTAGACAGTGCATCTCAGACGATCCCAGTTTTATCTCGGACTCCGGAAATGAGCTGTTTGTCTCCGATGTTCTCCGATATCCAGACGGCTACGTCAATACTGACGGTATTTTTGTCACCCCGGCTGACTTAGATAATTCGGGATTCTACGACAATCCGTTCCTGTTTAGCGATTTCGTTGTAGAGGACGGAGTAACCGATTTGGTTCTTTGGAGGAGTATTGATTCGCAAGGATTCACAGTACCCCAGCCGATAAACCGATTCACTTCGCCGAAAGGGACGTATGGAACGCAAGGTGTTGATACCGTTAGTGGTTATCCAGTACCGGGTGATCCCATCCAGACTAAGACGATCTATTATTCCGCCACCCCACTCGTGGCGTGTCACACTATTCCGTATGTTAGTGGTGATATTCACTATGACCAGACCACCGGTCAATGGTTGGTGGCAAATGGTGCTAACCAGACCACCCACGTTGAGGGTGAATGGGAAGTCGCTGTTAATCAGGATGCGTATCAGTATCGGATTGGTAGGGATGATCTACCGTTTAAGTGGGTTCATTACTCCCCGGATTCCATTCGAATTGACCCGTCGGTGTCGAATGTCATGGATGTTTATATCCTCACGGCGCTATATGATGAGCAAATCCGTTCCTGGTTGTTCAACAACGAACCACTGAGCACGATGCCAGAAGCCCCGTCCTCGGAAGCACTGCGCACTCAGTTCCAGGATTTTGAAGATTTCAAAACCATGAGTGATTCGATTATCTTCCACTCGACCAGATACTTACTGTTGTTTGGTGAGCAGGCGATACCAGAACTCCAGGCTACTTTCAAGATTGTTCAGACCCCAGGATCACTGGTTAGTGAAAACAATATCCGCCTGAGAGTTTTGGCAGCGATCAACACATTCTTCGAAGCAGCGAACTGGGACTTCGGTGAGACATTCTACTTCACCGAACTGGCAGCATATATCCATAAGGAATTGACGCCGGATATCCAGTCGGTGGTTATCGTACCAAGGTCCAATGATTTGTCCTTTGGTGCAATGTTCCAGGTCAGGTCTGAGCCGGATCAGTTGTTCGCTTCGGCGGCAAGTGCTGAAAATGTACAGATTGTCACGAGTTTAACAGATGAAGAGCTGAAAACCTGCGCAATCGGGTAATGCTACTGTTCTTGAAAAATAATCCATTTGAACTTATATAGTTCTTATGGATTATTCCAATCGTGCCCCTCGGAAATTAGTAAATAATCCTATATAATTTAATAAGGTTCAAATGGATGGCAAAACAACGTAGGGCATTTACCTCATACCCTGATTATCTGAAGACTCCTCATAACGACCAGGAGACTTACATTGCGGATGATATGATGTATGAGCCCGAGAATGCTGATTTCCTTCAGGGGTATATCGGATCGGGAGAGTTGCTCACGCCTTTGGACCTTGAGCGGACCCCGCTCATCCACGAAAACACACCCGAACGTCAGAAATATCAGCTTTCCATTGGTGCCACCTACATTGAGCCGGAATTCCAGCGCAGACTTAGTGCAGCGTTCTACACCGACCTCACTGGGCAGATCACCGCAAATGGTGGGTTGTCTGATGACCCGAATCGAGTGTTTGATGTCGGGTTCTATGCTTGGACCCCGCCGATTGATTATGACAAGCATATCAATTTCAGTAGGTATTTCTGGATTGTTCCCGGTGAAGCTGCCGACATTCATGGTGTGTATATCACCAAGGAACCAGAAGCATCTAAAACCACGATTTATGAATTTGACGGAACGACATTCAATCGTGTCGAGGTTCCTATTGCTGATGGGTTGCCAGCTGTTGGTGCAGTCGGTGAATATGTGGAAGATGCTTCCAATATTACAAGGTTGATATATCGCTCCAATGGTACCTCCTGGATTGTTGTAGAATTTACACCAGTAGATAATATTCCTACCAACACTGCACCATTTGTGTCCGGCGACGTTGTGTATGTTACCAGGACCGGTCCTGAGTTCAACAGACCCCTGGTGTGGATGTATAGTGATCAGGCTAAACGTTGGATAGCCCAGCCCGTAGTCGTGTCACTGGTGGCTCCTGATGTCCCTCGTGAGGGTATGATTTGGGAAGATGCTAGGGTAAAGCCTCAGCGAAAATTTAAAATCTACACCAATGGTATGTTTGTGGACCTCGTATATACCAATGCCCCCGGTCCGTCTGGTGTTGGTACCGATCAAGAACACGTGTACGATATCAGAAACTTCTTCGATAGTATCAGTCTTAGTGATGCCCAAGACGCATGGTCCCGTGAAAACTGGTGGAGACATTATGAAGACTTATCACCTGCTGATAAGGCTGCGTTACTGTCTGAAGATCAGGCTGTACGACCAATCGTTGAATTCTGGAATGGTATAGAGTCCGTTGCTGGTGATAGTAAAGACTCAAGGAATGATCAGCCGGTATACAAAAAGTATTCTTACAATGCAACCCTGAATGATATCACGGACACCGGCGAATCCACTACGATTTATGCATATGAGGTTGGTACCGGGCGTGATGATACCGTTCTTGGGTTCCCGCTGGAGTTCAACGCATCCGGTGAGTTCTTGTTCAACCTTACTTTAGAGAGTGACCCGTCGAGTGCTCTGGGTTACAAATATTTCAAAGACGAAAATACTGGTCTCATGCATTCCATCTGGTTCAAATCGGATAAAGATTTGGAACAGACCCAGGATGCGGAGGGATTGTATGACGTTCCGCACAGTCTTAGCTCGAACCCAGATCACGTCATTCTGACTGAATTCTCTCGCTCTAAGATATTGGATCATATGATTAGTGTCATTGGTTCACAGGATGACGCATCCGGCAGCCCGAATGGTCCGAATGGTTATCGTTGGTCTGATAGGAGCCCCACCCTTGGAGCTTCTCTTATCGATCCCGAACAGTCGTTGCTCCGCACTATGGCAACATTACAGTCGTCGAGCCTCGATTTCACCAATGCGATGCGTGAGTCATCCAGAATTTATCAGAAGACCCTGTTTAGATTTACCAACAGGATGAATCAGCTATGGGGTGAAGATAATAAATTCGCAGACCCCGCTGGAACACTGCTTGTAACACCCACCGAGGCTGTTGACACTGTGTTAACGGAGCTGTTCGCCGGTAGGACTGGTGATTTCCCGTATGCACACTCGGACATGGGTACATACCTGGAGACCCGAGTTGATAGCGGTACCGCAATCGTTGTTGACCCGACTAACCCTAAACCCATTTTTATCCCGCCATCACCACCAAAGGTTGGTGCATCACCGACTTACCTACCGTCGAAGTATGTTGACACCCAGGGTAATATTTTACTCCGTGGGCATGATGGGTACATCCAGAATTCGTTCGGTGACGACAGGGACTTGATGTGGCTTGATCTACAAGATCGATTCTTCGCTAAAGTTCCAGAGTCGTACAGGACGGAGGACACCTCCTTCTCAGCTAGATATCTTCCATCTAATTTCTTCCTGGGTGATTACTACGGTAATAAAACCCCGGTAACGACACAACCCCCGGTTGACGAGGTTGTGGTTGATTATACCACCATCGTGGCACCGAGCCTGAACCAGCGTGTGTTCTCCACCGGGCAGGCAGTGTTTGCAGATTATAATGGATCAACGTGGTTGCTCACCCAGGCAATTGTCGATGACACTTTCCTCAATAATGGGGATAGTGAGTATTACATTTACAATGGTAAAACCACGAGCGTTATTCAACTGTTCAATAATTCATTTGATTTCGATTACAGTGATAACGAATTCCGCAAAGTAATACAGAACGAATACAGCCGTCTGGTTATATTAGAAGAGGAAGACCCTACCGCTAACGACACATTTGAAGAATCCGACAAGTTCACATGGAACTACAGTTCTGCTGGCGTGGAAGGCAACTACCGTGGTATATATCGTCGGTTGTACAACACCATCGAGCCCCAGATTCATGCGTGGGAAGTTGTGGGATACACCATCGAACCTACGTGGTGGAGAACTGAGTACGTCCCGACCAGCGTGGCGGCAGACGGAACCCCCAGATACGGAAGCGCACACCCGATGTGGGTTGATTTCCAGGCTGGTATTGTCAACCCGATAACTGGCGCAGTACGAGAAGAGTTTGTGATGGCTGGTCCTATACCAGTTGACGCTGCTGGTGAGCTTATAGACCCAATCACAGCTGGTATTGTTGAAGAGTCCAGTCTTGATTGGGACAGGATCGACGATTCCTGGAAGTATGGCGACGATGGTCCGGTCGAGCAGTCGTTTTATGACTCCCCAATATACCCATTCTCCGTTTCACTGTCATCGTATTTGATGAAGAACGGTAGGTGGGTCGATCTTACCTGGGCTGGTCAGACATTATCTATAGGTGATTCTGGTACGAACCAGATAGCTACTGCTCCACACTTTGTACAGCAGGACACGCTAACTCGCCCGAACAATGACGAAATCCCAACCCATCTTGAAGTCGATGACGATGGTAATCTGATAGAATCAATCGGTACCAATGCATGGATTTCCGATGTTATTTTAGCTGGTGGTGGAAGCCCGACGGCTGATTTTGCCGTGGTTGTCGATAACACCGAACCGGCTCTTATATGGCAGACCTCTGGATTCATCAGAGACGAAAGGACAACTGTAACAACATTGTCCAGTAATGATATTCCGTTTGAGGATGTCCACACTATTTTACATACGTCACAGCCGTTTGATCGCAAGTTTGCTTCCGGTATTACCGTTGTTCGTGAGCAGCCGTCTGGCTACCGTATCTATGGAACAGATTCTAGTAACCCGATATTCGAAATCGATAAGCCTGCCGTGCCGACCGCCGCTGGTCAGTTTGAGCGCAGAGAGAGTTTTGAAACCGGTGTCAATCAGGGGAGCAGCCCAGCAGCTTTGACCCTGGTGGAAATTGGTGATAAGCACACCTACATAACAGACTCTCTGGTTCTCCCATTTAATCTGGCTAACAATGATACCACTAAGGTGTCAATCTTGGTTGATGGTAGAAGGATTAAACCACAGCATATAACCATACTTGATAAGCGCACTTTCCAGATTGAGAGTAGCGTTCGGATGGAAGATGGGATGATCGTTACGGCGACTGTCCTGGCAACAACACAGAGCCCTAGTGCTCAAATGCGTTCCTTTAAGGTCCGGGGCATCCCGTTCTCTTACTTCCCAAGGGGAACCGGTGAAAGAATAGCAGTCGAATACGGTAGGTTCTTTGAAACCTCATCTGAAGTCATCAACTTCATGCTCGGTTATGGTAGAGCGTTGGACGAGGATGGTTGGATATTCAGCGACACGGACGAAACAACGAACGCAACATTGGATTGGATGAACGGTGCCCAGAAGTTTGCTGCATGGGTCATCGAGACAGAGAGTGCATGGAATCCCAATAAATCCAAAGTTGATGTTTTGGATACGGGTATATTCCGGTACACCCCGATGGCTAGAAAAGCCATATTCAAAGCAGACTTCGGTATTTCCAACAACATCGAGTCTCTACAGAATGGTTCATATGGTATTGTAAACTATAATGGTCTCCCGATTGATTCCGATCAGACCCTGGTGTCTCGTAGTGAATCACATACTGAAGTAGTAGCCACTGGCGACCCTGATCTATATGGCATCCGTATTAATCTCATTGAGATGCAGCACGTTGTGATATTCTCCAATATCACGAGATTTAATGACATAATTTACGATCCTGTACTTTCCCTGGCACACACAACGCTCCGTGTTGATAGTTATAGGACAAATGATTGGGTCGGACGACCGGAAGCAGACGGTTACGTCATCGATAATGGCACACTTCTCCCCAACTTCGAGAAACAAGCCTTTGACTTTACTAGGTTCTACGATAGAATAGATACACCCGATGACCCAACACTGCGTGACTCCGCTAGGAACTTATACGGTTGGAGTCCTAATGATTCTTATATGGATATCATCGGCGCATCAGATCGCTCAAGGTTTGACTACTTCCGTGGTATGCTTAATGCGAAAGGCACAGTGCGTGCGGTAACGGCGTACACCAGGGGTACCATACTTGGTGCTGGTAATGTGTTCGTCTATGAAGATTGGGCTTGGAAGGTTCAAAAATTCGGTGATGAGAATCGTGTTATTGCACAATTCAACGTGACCGAAGATGAATTCCGTGATGATGTCCAGATAATAGGTTTCGGAACCCCGGTCAACTTGTTTGATAATGTTCTTGAGGTGCAGGACTTTGATAGGTACAACTCCGCTGTTGGCACCGTGTCAAACCCGGCATTCGTGGCATCCAATGATTTTACAATAAGCAACGCAAGTAATACCCTTTATTTCAACGGTTCGTCTGGTGGAACCGCAACTGATATTGCTGCTGAGATAAATCAAAAGCTTGCTGCTATCAGTATGGTCGGTGTCCAAGCGTTTGTTGTTATAACTGACAACAACGAAACTCTCGGCATCCAAAACACCGGTGACTTCATCGGAACTGAGTACACCCTTGAAGCTGGTACTGTTAATGACCTGCTTGCTGATGCTGGTATAACTCCAGGGACTTACACGACCGATAACTCAAGGTGGATCACACCACCACCAACCGGACAGAGCGGATTGTCCAATGTGACATTCCCTGTTGACGGAAATGGTCTTCCTATTGTTGAAGATACTGAATATTTCGCACAGTTGTTTGATGAGACGACTGGATTCACACTTACCAGAGCACCACAGTTTGATCCCGAGCTTGGGAAATTCGACCCGATTGCCGTGGCTGAGGTTGATTACACCGAAGCACTGGACCCAGCTCGATATAATGTTGGTCCTGATACTACACGCTCCAATGGATTGGCATGGGGTGCAAACCACGTTGGTGATCTGTGGTGGGATATCTCTCGTCGTAGTTATGTTGACTACCGTAGACCAATCGATGGCTCCGACCCAGTTACATTCCCTAATGGTCCGGATTATCTGGCTGCTGGTAGCGTGTGGGGCAATCTTGAGTACTACCGTGCAGACATAACCCGTGATGGTGATGTAGCAACAGTACAGACTCTGGATATCTTCTCCAGGGAGCCTGTGATCAGTGGTTTGTCATCCGGTGATATTATTAGCATTCGTGATGCAAACGAACCGGAATGGAACGTTTCCGACGTTGTTATTTCACTAGGTCCGGTAGAAGTAACTGGCACAGTCCCGTATGTGGAAGAGGAAGCTGCTGGTACAGTATTCATCCCGTCGTCAATAACGATTTCCGGCAGTCAGCTTTCTGGAAGCAATGAGATTACCGGAACGATAACGTTTGTAAACAATAACTCAGTGTCCGGAATCGAGGCTAACCCCGAATTCCAGGCTGGTGACAACTTCGAAGTAACAACACGTGATGGAACATTCCAGTTCACGTCCGCTGCTGGCGGCACCGTGATAGGAATGGTTCAAGAAATCAACCAGTTCTTCATCACCAATGGTATTGAAGACGAAATAGAAGCATTTAATGACTATGACACCCTGGCACAAGTTAACAGGATGGCATTCCGGAACCCCGGACAGGTCACTTGTGGTAGTGGTGAAGCATACGATCTGACGAACCTCCCTCGTGAAGTGGTTGGTTCCGTCGCTGGTCCTACTTTCTCAGTTGGTGATAACTTCTCATTCACAACAGATTCTGACTCATATGGCTTCTCCAGTACTGCCGGTGGTAACGTTGCAGCAATCGTAATTGAGATCAACACTAGATTTGCAACTCCACCACTTGGTAAGAATCCGATTGTTGAAGTGGAAGCATTCGACTCCGGTGGTAGACTTGGGTTCAGGAACACCGTTGGTTATGAGGGAGCAAAATACTTCCTGGTTTCCGGATCATCTAACGATCTTCTCACCGTGGCTGGAATACCAGCTGGTGTATATGGCGGTATCCTCGAAATAGCCGGTGTTGCCCCCGGTACCTATGAGATAATCCCAGGTGAGGACTTCTCTGGTCCAGGAACCGGTGCCGATTTCTCATTGGTGTTGTTTAAAGATTTAATGACCAAGGCTGGTATCGACATCACCGATCAGACCAGTAAAGTACGCACGGGTTTGACCACAATCGGTACCGTTGTTAATCCAGTATTTGATAACGGTGACACTTTCGAGATAACTGTTCATCAGTCAGCTACGGTTACCCCCACAAATGGTACAACCATCGGGCAGCTCGTATCCGAAGTAAACGCTGATTTGCTGGCTGCGAATATCACAGCCATATCAGCTACTGCCGTTGGAAACAAACTACGCCTCAATAACGTTATATCTGGAGCAGACGTAACATTTGATCTTACGGCTGGTGCAACCGATCTCCTGCCTAAAGTTTTCATAAACCCAGGCACATATACCGACGTGACTGGTAGTGTAGATGTTGCCCCCTACCTTGCTACCGAGTCTTTCGACATCGAAGTTGATATTGTGGTCCCAGTGGTTGTCTCGAACACCACGTTGACTGGGGTCATCTCTGACATTAACGCAGCATTGGCTAACTCCGGAATCTCATCCGTGGTGGCAGTCAATAATGCCAACAGGCTGTCGTTTACCACCACCGGTAATGACTACACCTTGTTTGCGTCCAAGCGCCTCAACTACGTTAACCAGCGCAGTGCCAACCTTGAGACCGTCATCGCAGAAATAAATTCTAGCCTGGGTGCTACTGACATAGTAGAGGCTCACGCATTCTTCTCTGAGGATTCTCTTGGGTTCCAGAACGGACTCGGGTACGAGGGAACATCATTTATCCTGATCAGTGGCACCCAGGACGACCTGCTTGCCATGACTGGTATAGCAATAGGTCCGTCTACCGCATTCCCGGCACCATATGATAGTGTGTTTAGTGGTGATACTGGTGTTGCTCTGGAAATCATCCCGTCTGGATATAGTTTCAACATCGCTACAGATGCAGTACCGACCACAACCGGACCGTATGTAACCACAGCTAGTGCCGGGGTTGATAGCCTTGTTGCTGACATTAATACATACCTGACATCTGAAGGAATAACGGTTGTTACCGCCCTGAACGTTGATGATGTTGTTGTGTTCACGAACACCGCTGGTAATGGTGGTGCTAGGTTCCAGCTTATTGCTGGTGTCCCGGATGATCTTCTTGCAGTCATCGGCATCTCAGCTATCCCTGGGTATTTTGAAATCATCCCAGCATTGTCCGACTTCTCCATCGAAACTGATGCAAGTGGTTTGCAGACATTCAGTAGTGCCGAGGGTGGAAATCTCGACACTATCGTGGCTGAGATAAACACATTCTTGACATCTGTTCTCATCGTAGAAGTAGAAGCGGTTGCTGAAGATAACAAGCTCATTCTTCGTAACACCATAGGTAACGAAGGTAAGAGATTCGTGCTTACAGCCGGAACTGTAGATGATCTCCTGGCACGTGCTGGAATCTCCGCCCAGACCTACGGTGCATACCCGTCCGGAAGCAACTTCGACATAACCACTCCGTCCACTGGTGTCCCAATCTCGTTCACATCCCCGGAGGGTGGAACGCTGGATGCCATTGTTGCCGAAATTAATGCATTCTTCACGGCGGTACCGGTAGTTGAGGTAGAAGCTGTAAACGATGGTGGGTTCCTGAAGTTCGAGAACACAAATGATTACATTGGTGTGACATTCGATCTGGTATCCGGCACCCCAGCATCGCACGATCTGCTGACATTGACTGGTATAACCCCAGGAACATTTACTACGGACCTCACCAAGTTCACATTCGAAATAACTAGCCTGCCTTCGTCTCCAGCCACTGGCGACGTTAAAGTTCAGGTGGGCGAGATCGACCTGTATGAGTGGGTAGAGTCCCCTGTGCCGCCTGAGAGTTGGGTAGATTACACTAACACCCTGACAGCCCCTGATCACCCGACTGGTGTGCCGCTAAACGCTGATAATCCGTCTTATGTGAAGATTGATAAGTACAACAGTCTTAATATACTCACCCCGGTTTACTATTTCTGGGTTAAGGGCAATACGGGTACCAACCCATCTTCAGATGTTGACACGGTAGAAGTTGCTCAGCGCCTCGCTAGTCCATCCATAGTCGGTTCTGCATGGTTTGCACCAATGGATGCCAACTATATGGCAATGTTCACTGGTGGCGTGAAGGTTCTTAATAACCATGCTGTGGAAGTCATCATCGACGAGCGTGTCCTTGACACCCATGCCGCATGGGTACTCGTGTCCGAGGGAGACCAGTTTAAGGAAGTACCACCGGTTATTAATAGTAAGATCATCGATTCCATGTCTGGTGTAGACCAGTTTGGAACTACCGTTCCTGCGCCTCAGTTGTCAGATACTGAGAAGTATGGTTCATGCGAATTCCCGGTACAGACAATTTATGCAGATGTTGACTCCGCAGTATCCACGTATCTGGAAACCGTAAACGGTATACTGAAGCAAAAGAATCTGGGTCCGCTTGATGCGTTGGTAGCAATATTCGACCTCGCAGACGAGTACAACGCAACCACCAATCCTACTGGGTTCTGGAAGCGAGAGGATTTCATTCTTAAAGAATACGAAAATCAGCCATTATTCGATACCACCGTAACGATTGCAGTTCGTGATTTCCGTGGTGCTAATGATTTCTATGCAAACGGCGACCTTATTAAGGTAGAACAGTCTGGAAACCTTGACCCGTTCGAGGAAGCTGCCGGTAACACCGTCGAAGTTGGTGCAACATATGTGTTTAGTGATGGTGCGTTCCTGGAAGTTGGTCTGGACAACCACACTGTTGCATTAAACACCAACCTCACAAACGATACCACTAGATTCCGAGTCGTATACCAGCGCACGTATGATGCTTTGGATCGTGGCGAGCAGAATGCCCTGGTATTCTCCTTGTTGCATGAAATGATGCGCCAGCACTTAAACGCCGACTGGTTTGTCAAGACTTCATATATCTCCACCCAGGTGTTTGATGTACTGATTCAATCCCCGTTCGTTCGCCCGGATGAGACCCAGGGTGTGATAAACAACATTACTGATGTTAAGCCGTTCCGCACCAAACTTCGTAGCGCAACGTCAACTATGACAGTAGACACCCTTGAAGAGGTTCCGGTTAATATCCAGGAACTCCCGAATATCAAGATTGGCCTTAGATTTGACAGGCTGTCCTGTAACCTTATAGACGATGGTGGTTGGGACTCTTACGCATGGGACGATCCGTCACCACCGGCTATCGGTTGGGACATGCCTTTGTGGGATATGGCAGAACTGGGCACCGATGAATGGTACACCGTGGGCATTGAAGTAGCCGATGGTATCAATACATCATATACATTTAACAACCCGGCTGACAACCCACCGCTTTACAGTCAGCGTGTTGTCATTCGTGATCAGTTTGGTAATGAATTGTCGAATGATTCAGTTGGTGTGACCATAACTACATTCCCAACCTCGATTCAGGTTGACCTTGCCTCCATTCTCCCGAACGGTAGTGAGGTTGAGGCACAACAGACCCAGGGCTTTGTAGAACGCAATACTGCAATAACACTTGGACCTGAATTCGACGATACTCAATTCGAGGCTATCCCGAGCAGCTACAAGCATCACGTGGCACGCACGCTCACGACCGGGGCAATTGGCTTTGACCCGAGGACTGAGGGATACACCAGTTTCATAGGTGATGGATCACAGACTACATTTGTGGTCGGTAACGGAGCATCCGAAAGTACAACTGTGGTATTTGTATCCGACGTACTTCAGGTAGCTGGTGTTGATTACACCGTTATTGATCCTGGTACGGCTGATGCCGCCATTGAATTCGTTGTTGCCCCATCCAATAATGCGGTTATAGTTGTACAGCTTGAGGGGATAATCGGGATGTACGGGTGTACCGATCTGAATGACCCCCTTGGTGGTCGTCCGGAAGAGCGCATCGTGACTGAAGTTATCGATAGTGTTAATATCTGTGTCACCAATACAGTAAATGAGATCATGGCATCCTGGGACTCGACACCATGGGATACTACTGGTTTTGATCAAGCCCCGAACGATATAGGTAACCGGGTATTCCTCATGAGCATCGGTGCTCAGCAGGAAATAGCACCCGGATTGGAAATATTCCCAACCAGTGAAGACTTCACATCGATAAATGCACCATATGTGATAGGCTCAAGTGAAGCATATCGCCGTGTAGAGGTTCTGGTGGATGCTGGTGGTACTGGTACATTCCTCCCTGTAACTGAGGGAACTGAGTACACCGTCGTCGAACCGTTCAATAATATCCTTGAATTTGGATCACCAGCCGGTCAGCAGTTTATCGCTGATGGCTCGACTACCCTGTTTAATGTCACCATCGTAACAGGTGCTAACGACGTTAGGTTGAATGGCAACCTGTTGACAGGTGGTGTTGATTACTTCCTGTCTGGTCCCAATGGTAACCAGATAATCGATTTCACACCGATCCAACCGGCACCAAGGACTGTTGAAGAAAACTTCATCTCCAGTGCTAGTAGTGTACTGGCATCCGGTGCAACCTTCGGGTTTGAAATAAATCTCCCATTGGACAGCCTCACTCGTGAGAATGTATTTGTGTTCCAGGACACTGGTTCCGGTGCCGCATACGTATCCGACTTCTCCGGCGCATATAACATTGGTCCGGTTAGTGATGTGACATTCACGGTAGCCCCGAATACTAATGATGAGATCATTCTTTTTGGATTTGGTAACACTTTCAGCGACAATTCCCCGCTGTTCTCGATCACCAACTTCACAGGCAACTCGATCCTTACCTCGTTCCTGATTGGAACTATTACTACCGGACAGGATGACTCATTCGATGACACTGTGTTTGTGTTTGTTGATGGAGTATATCAGAATCCTGGTGTTGACTACACTATTTCAAATCCGGGCACTGCGTTGGCATCTGTTGATTTTGTAGTAGCGCCACCGGCAACCTCCGTTGGTAATATCGAAGTCCGAGTAATCGATAGCCCTGTTGACATTTACAACGTGGTTGAGAGTACCTTCTCAGCTTCTGGTGGAGCTTCGGATGTAATCCCCGGTGTTACGGATGCGTTGGACCCTGATGACATCATGATTTTCCTTAATGGTGTTGTGCAGGATTTGTATACGGCGCTTGGAATACCGGATTTGACATTATCTGGTGGAAACACTATCAACTGGACCACCAACCCGGCTCCTGGTGATGTGATTTCATTCCGGATGATCCGTTCCATCACGGTATCCCAGATAACCATTCAGGATATCGTCCCGGTTCCTGGCGATATCATTGATGTATCCCCGAACCCGTACCTGCTCCCAGGCGATATCGTCCGGTTTGTATATAATGGCTGGCCTGTCGGTCCTCTGGGTCCGTTTGAGGTGGTTTCCTCCCCGACCCCATACGATGTGGTGAACCAATACTTCGTCCTGGACACACCGGTGGTCAACGACACAATCACGATTAATTACAAAGAACCCCGTCAGGGTGATCTGGCACGGTCTATTTTGACCAGAATGCCAATCGTTGTGGCTGATATTATGGTTGATCATCTGAGTTACGACGCCCCGCTTGGTGAAGAGACCGGTCGAATTGTCGGAACTACTGTCGTGGATACCACATTAGTTGAGTATTATCAATGGGATGGGACAGTTTGGAATATGACAGCCCCGGTACTCCCCGGTGAACAGTTCTTCGTAGCCCGTAAACAGGAAATCTGGGAATACGACGGAGCCTCATTTAATAAGCTGTTTAGCGTCGGCGATTCGTACATTACCCCACCATTAATCGGTTTCCCGACCTTTGGTAGGGGCGTAACATACGGAACATACGCATTCGGCACCGCTAATGGTGCAGCAGTCCAGTGGCCTGAAGCATATGAAATTATGCAGCATCCTGGGGATTGTAGTTGAGAAATGATAAATATAATAGATCGCACTAGGAATTGGTTATGACAAGTCTTTCTGATGAATTAAAAGTAAAAATCGAAGGTCACGTGAAAATCGTCGAATATGACGAGGAATGTGATATTGGTGATGAGTCCAAGGGTAAGATTCTCCTGAATCGCAGGAACGCTATTCACCCTGAACACGCATCCGTGATCATTTCGAGGGGACTAGCCCACCGTGATAATGGCTACATCTACACGATGTGGTTCGGTACTGGTGGCGCAACCATTGATCCCCTGGGTAACATCATTTATGCGACCCCGAACACCACTGGTGCCGCCGATCTGAACACCCCGGTTTATTTCGAGGTTGTGGACGATAATAGTGGAGCCCCGGCTGGCAACTCGATGTCTGTTCGTCATGTGAATGGAACCCTGTTCTCGGACGTTGAAATACGATGCGTGATCGACAAAAACGAGCCGTTTGGTCAGGCTGCGTTTGATAATGTTGGCGATACCAACATAAATTCGTCAGCTTTCATATTCGATGAGATCGGATTGAAATCCAAAGACGACCTGCTGATCACCCATATCGTGTTTTCCCCGATTGAAAAATCAGCCAACAGAATCATCGAGGTTGTGTATACACTTAGAATACGCATCTGCGAATAACAGACTAAATAGTAGAATCGAGGAAGTAAAATGCCTGCATATAACGTATTGAACTCTAGGGGTAATCTGGTAACCACTATAAACGTGGGGACAACCACTGGTGCCAATTTCCCAATCGAGATGATTGGACAGGGAATTTCGCTGTATGGCGGCATTATATCCGAGTCCCAGTATCGCCTCATGGAACATTTCGCCAACCCGACCGAGCCAGCCAACCCAGTTGAGGGTATGATCTGGTACGATACCGACTTGGCATTGCCGAAATACCGAGATGCGAGCCAGTTCATCCCGTTGTCAACGGCTGATAGTAACTACGCACACCAGTTCCAGATGTTGGCTGCCGCAACCGATATCGACTTTACTGTCGCCGGTTCGACGATTATCTTCCAGGCTCCTGGTCTGGCTAATGTAACTCACCACCCCACGGGTCTTATGTTGATTCCGAAGACCGTTAACGATGGTGGTGCGCCTCCGATTGGTCCCACTCAGTTGAACCTGTACATCGATACCTCCGAGGACATCATGGAGAACGTGTTGGTGCAGAACTATACTCTGCAAAAGCACGCATTCTACACCATCCAGGGTATGACTCGTTTCGCAGAGAATGCGGAAGAGATCAAACTGGAGATTACGAGCCCAGCCACTGGTGCGGGTGTTATAGATTTAAAATTCGACGCTGTGGTATTCGGCTACCAGCGTGTTAGTTAAGGGTTGAAAAGATGGCTAAAAATTTAGTACCTTATGGTTTGCTTCCGAGTGGAAACTACGGAATTAATCTGGACAACGCTACCGGAGACCCCTTGGCGACTGCCTTGGAGGTTCTGGACACGCTGCCTTCCGTTGCAGACCCGGACAACACCCCCGGTAGGATCGTTTTTAGCATCGCCGATGCAACTATTTTCCTGTACATTAACTCCCCAACTACCCAATGGGTAGCATTGGAAGGTGTCCCGGCAGAAGTCGGTCTCTCCGACGGCTCTCCGACTGATCCCAAGCCGCCCGTAACTGGCAGTGAAGTTCCTGGAGCATTGTACTGGACCACAGACACTGAAGTATTGTTCGTTTGGGATGGTTTGCAGTGGCAGGCTACTGGTGGACGATATGCAACTAACGTTATCGAGCGAAGAGCTGTTGGTGACAACATCACAGTGTCTTATCCGCTCGGTGTTGGGTCCGCTCTCCCTTCAGAATTGGTTGAAGTATTCATTGATGGTGTTCGCCAGAACTCCTTGACAGTGGAACCCGTCACCGGGGATTACTCGGTTGTTGGTACCACCATCGTATTTGTTGTACCTCCTGTATTGAATGCTGAGGTTTATACTAGGGCATACGAGACAGTGCAGATATCCCAGACCGCAAGGGTATTTGAGTCAATTACCACTGCCGGTATTGGACAAACAACGTTCCAAACTGGTGTGGCTGGAACCCAACCGGAAGCAATACTTGTAACAGTTGATGGTATTGGTAAGACAATCGGTATCGATTATTCCGTCAATCAGCAAGATTTGACTGTGAATTCCATTATCAAGGCGTTTGCCGGTGCAGTGTTGGCAAATGTGAACACGATTGACCCGCATGGTATTACATCCGTTGGTACTGTGGTAGAGCTTGGTGGGGCACTTGAGGCTGAATACAACGGTGATTTCACTGTTGCTAATATTGTTGGTCCTAACGACTACGAAATTAATGTCCTCGCCACTGACCCGATTTCCGCAACACCAGACCCGATTTTATACTTTTCTCCACCGTTCGTCCCGGATGAGGTTGAATTCTTCGTAGGTATGACAGGTGGTGAGCTTGTTGATATCAAGAGTTTGAAGAATCTTGTTGTTGCCCCGACAGCCGGTGAAGCAAACACCGCATCCCTGAACTCACTGGCTCCGTTTGGATCAGCTGATATAACGGATGGTAAGAGTGGAGTTGACCTCCAGTTTAAGGGATTGGTAGCTGGCTCCAACATCACCATCGTCGAAGACGCTCCAGGTCATCAAATAACCATCGCAGCATCGACTGGTGCCAACTACGAACAGCGAATCGGTGCGAATGGAAGCCCCATAGTTGTTGGAGAATCGCCGAGTTATGTTGGTGTTCTTGATACCAATATTCCTGGTCCTAATATTATTGTTGATTTGGCTACATGTGGTCCAGGTGGAGCAGCACCCACCCCCGGACGTAAGATAATCATCAAGGATGAAGGCGGTCTGGCAGGATCACTCAGAAATATCGACATTACTGGTCCGTTTGCGGCAACATTTGATGGTGCAGCAACCTATACGATCTCTACCGACCGAGGTGCCGTTACATTGGTGTTCGACAGTTCAAATAACTGGAACATCGTATCTGAGAAGATTTAATAATGACAACAAAAGTAACCGACTCAGTAATGGATTTAAGTGATGTTCAACAGGACATTGCTTTGAATGGGAAAAAGGTTATTGGTGTCACTGCTACACCATCCCTTGATGATGAAGCAACGTCAAAGAAATACGTTGATGATACCATCGCTGCACTCCTTCTTCTTCGAGTACCTCCTGGTCTTGGACCATTACCATGGGCGGGTGCTGTAGCACCAACTGGGTGGTTGCTGTGTGAAGGACAATCGTTGTTGGTTTCCGCATACCCAGATTTATTTGCAGCTATTGGTTATACCTATGGTGGAGCTGGTGCTAATTTCAATGTTCCAGACGCCAGGGGTCGGTTTGTTTTAGGTAAAAATAACACCGGTTCCGGAGTCAACCGTGTTAATAGGACGCAATCACAGAATCTTGGTGGTGTCACCGGTCAGGAGAACTACGCTCTTCAGCCCAGTGAGGGACCAGCACATACGCATTCGGCTACTATCGCATCCAGTGGATCGCATCTACATAGTGGTGCCACTACTGATATAGAACCGGATCATACACATACATATTACGATAGATATTACGTAAGTGGTGCATTCCCTCAAAACTACGAAAATGGTAATGATAGTAATACACAAGATCACGCTAGGGTAACTGCTGGTGGTGGTCAGCATTCCCATAATGTCACTGTGCCAACGAACAGCTCGTCGCACACTCACCCAGTGTCGATTGGAACCACTGCGGCAGCGTCTGCTCATGAGAATACACCACCGTTCTTGACTACCAACTATATAATCAAGACGTAATAGGATAACACGATGAGAACAAGAGCAAAAGGTAACGTTATAGACGCAGTATCGAATGAGTTGGCTGGTGCCAAACTGGCTAACAACGAGTCTGTGCTTGGGTCTATAGCAACAGCCGACGGTAATGGTGCTGGTGTACCCGCATTCATAGTCGCTGGCGACCAAACTTACTTGTACCCCGTCGGTAGGACGTTCACCGTTACTGGCGGAAGCAACGCTGGCTCATATACCGTGCTGGCTCCTGGTGCAGTATACAACACTTTCCCCCTGGCTCCGCATATTGCCAACACCACCGAGATACCGGCAGCTGTTTCTGTTGACGTATCCGGTGCCGATGGTACTATAAGCGGTTATGGTATTGACCTGGACGGAACACTTATAACCAATAGTGGAACTCCTGTTGCCTCTGGCGACCTCGCTAGTAAGGGTTATGTTGATGGTGCGATCACTGGTATCACCGTTGGTCCTTCTAATCTTAGCCCCGGTACGTATTCTATCAGTATTACAGGTGACGCCGGTACCGTTGACGGTTTAAACGGTAGTCAGTTCCTGAGATCGGACACTAGTGACACTTTACAAGACGGATCACTTACAATACAATCAGCAACAACTCGATATGTGAGCTTCAATGATCAGGCTGGAAACCAGAATCCTGGTGTCAGGATGCTTACTAGTAACAGTGTCAACGCTGGTGCATTGATTGATAACGTTAACAGCGCAGGAACTGGATACCTCCGTCTATATCGCTACACCGCTGGTGGTGGCTTTGCATCACAGATCAACCTATTCGAAGATGGTAATATAACCATCGACCCGGCTGGTACGACAACCAACTCTGGTAACTTTAATGTTACCGGTGCAATCGTGGCAACTGGTAATATCACTGCATATTCTGACATCCGCTTGAAGGAAGATATCAAATCCATCGAAAATGCAATGGATAAAATCGTTCAGATTGGTGGTTACACATTCACCAGGAACGACCTGGAAGACGAAAAGAAACGCCACGTTGGTGTTATAGCCCAAGAGGTACAGCACGTACTTCCCGAAGCTGTTGAAACGTCCGAGGACGGTACCCTATCCGTGGCATATGGTAACTTGGTAGCCCTCCTCATTGAGGGTATGAAGGAACAGAGGAAAGAAATCCTCAATCTTAAGAAGCGCCTCGACGACCTTGAGGACTAAGCCGACATGACTTTACCATGTTCCGGAACAATTTCAATGAGTCAGGTGAATACTGAACTCGGTCTCCCGTCAACCACTCCAATATCATTGAATGATGCTGCTGTGCGCTCGCTCGCTGTTAAACCAACACCGGGTAGTACCATTAGTATGAGTGACCTGCATTGTAAATCGGCTCCGGGCTCAACACCACCGACTCTTCCATCGGC